TTTTTGTGTGTACGTCTATTCTTTTATCTAATAGTGCGTAAACACGTTTCTCTACGGGTGAACCATGAAGCTGCACGACTGTGCATTTGTGCTTCTGACCTGACCTATGAACACGAGCGTTAGCTTGAGCATAAGTTTCTAAAGAACTGGTTGGCCCCCACCATACCACAGTGTTAGCTGCTGTTAACGTAACACCGTGTGCCGCAGATTGTGGTTGTATTACCAACACCCTTGGTTTTTGTGACTCTTGAAAAGATTTGAATATCTGTGTGCGATTTGGTGCAGATACATCACCGCGTATTACTTCGGTAGATATACCGTCCTTGCGTAGCTTATCTGTAAGTATGTCAATCGCGTGTTTGAAGGGTACGAACACCAGTATTTTTTGGCTGGATTCGTCAATCACTTCTCGTAACACTTTGTAACGGTGCGCGATATCAAACTCCAGCACATCACTGTCATCTGTATAAACAGCACCTGCCGCTATCTGTAACAATTTAGTCATCGCCACGGCTGCATTTATAGCGGTAATCTGTTCGCCTGTTATTTGCATGACGAGTTTCTTGCGTAATTCTTCGTAGTATTTCTTTTGCTGACGTGTCATCTCTATTTCACGCTTGACATACACCATGTCAGGAAGATCAAGACACTCGTCTTTTGTAAATCTTATTGCAGGTTGTAATGCACGAAACACTGTGTCAGTGGCTGTTACTTTTGGCACGTATTTGAAGTGCGATATCTTGGTCATGATTTGATCACGGAAAGATCCAAAAAATCTTGGTACGCCCATGGGGTTAACGAGTTTTGCCAACCCGTAGGCGTCAAGTGGACTTTGTGCGGCTGGTGTGCCTGTCATCATCCACAGCCAAGTGTCATCATCCACCATTTTATTCAAAGTTTTCCAACGATTTGTCTGCGCATTTTTGTAGTGTGTAGCTTCATCAATAATGATCAGATCAAAGCCACCTGCATCTATTTCATCTTTGACAATGGCAAGGCCGTCATAGTTTATGATTACATAATCTGCGCCTTGCTCAATAATTTCCTTACGCTTTTTACTGCTACCGTAGGCCACATCAACAGTTCTATGCGGCGCAAATGTAAACAAGTCATCACGCCATGCGCTTTCCATAATCGAGAGCGGGCATACAACTAACACACGATTGATAATATTTTTATTCAGTAAAAAATCAGACGCCCATATAGCACTGGCGGTCTTGCCTGTGCCTTGCTCGTTAAAACAAAACGCCTTTTTATTAAGTGTTAGAAATGATGCGGTGGTTTTCTGATGTGCAAAGGGCGTGTGACTACCAGTCCACTTGTATTGTTTTTCTATAGGTGAAGGCGTTTTTATATTCAAACTTTTTAACGCTTGCGTTTCACCCACACCAAAATTCACTACAACCCTGTTATTAGGTAGTGCTTTACTTTTGGGTATAACTTCTGTCACCTGCTGTGGGTTTCTCAACCGCAACAGCAAGGCTTTACCATTCTCGACAATCTCCACCATGTTCTCCTACTTCTTCTTTTTATAATTGCGACTGCGGTTTTTCTTTGGGCTTTCCAGCTTTGTACCGTCTTTGTTTTTGCCGCCTTTACTTAATGCTTTCTTATGACTTACATCTTTACCTTTACGCGCTATACCTTTCTTATCATATGCACGTCTGGCGCGTTGACGTTCCATTCTGGATTCATGTTCACCGCGCTCTTTCTGCTTCTGATACTCACGCTTATACGGTCTGGGTTTCTTGGTA